GAGAAAGGATGTCACTCCTGCGTGCCGTAATTCTACCAGTGAGCGGATCTCTTGCCGTTTGGAATGCTCCAATTCCTTGTAATTGCTTTAATTCTCGCTCGCTAATTTCAACAATGCGATCGTTACCGGAGCCTTGAATTTTTGAGCCAGGCCTTCCAGCAATTGCGCCAATTGTTTTGTATGCTGATTGAGCTGATTGTTCTGCTGCTCTCGCCTCTGTCTTGGACATTGAGCGAATTGCATCTGCAGCCCCCAAAGCTTTTGCCCTTGTATCTGCCAACGCTTGATTCATGCTCATAAATTTTTCAATAAGCATTCCAATGCCAACAAGAACCAGTCCCACTCCAGTGCTTGCAAAGAATGTTCTCAGTATTAATCCCGTAATTTGAACCGCTTGCCCAGCTCTTACGCATTGCGCAGTAAAAGCTATAAATGCATAAGTGGAACGAGCAAGATTTGCAATCATCGGGACAAGAGCCCGCAAGTTCAATATCTGAATAGCAGTGGTTAGCGTTAAAACGCTCAAATAGACTCGCGCCAAATAACCGATAAATGGATTCCCTGCAATTTGCAGCAATACTTTGCCCACTTCCAATGCAGCTCTGGCAAACTGTCCAAACTGTGCAACCAATCCTGTAACATTTTGCGCAATGCCTTCAAACGCAGGACGCAGTCGCTCAAGCTCTTGAGCAATGCCAAACCCTCCTGCCGTTTGCGCTGCTGTTCCCGTGAAGAAAGCATTAAATCCGTCAGAGATCTGCTTGATCCCATCGGTTAATGGCACCACAACGGTATTCAAGAATCCCACTGCAACAGGTTCAAAGCTCTCATATAAGAGAGTCATTGAATTTTGCATGCGATTGATGACACCTTGGAATGTGCGAGCAGCGCCTTCTGCACCAGGACCAAACTCCTGATTCATGACAACGCCAACGTTCTTAAGCAATGCAACCATTGCTTGTCCTTTGTAAGCGCCATCTTCCAAGGCGGCAGAGAAATCCTGAATTGCTTTTGGCCCTTTGAAACCAGCGGCTTCTGCAAAAATCGCCATGGCACCAGGAAGAACATCACCCAACTGTCCCTTAAGCTCCTCGCTCATCACTTGGCCTTTGCTGGCCATTTGAGCGAAGGCATAATTCACGCGATCAACTTTATCTGCGCTCATGCCAAATGTAGCGGCAGCTTGCGTAATGCCGGTAAATAAATCTCTAATTTCATCGCCACTGAAGCCAGCGGGAGCCATGGAAGCATAAAGCTTGGTAAAGCCGTCCCTTGCCGACTGTAACGGGACGTTATATTTATCAACAAGATCAAGAATGAGGCGGTTAGAGGCAGCAGCTTCTTCTGCGCTAGGGGAAATTGCGCCGAGAGTGTTACGGAAGTTTTGGAGCTGACTTACGGCAGCTCCAACTTGTGCTGGAAAATTCTGAATAAAGGCAAGCATCTTATATGCTTGCCCGAAAAGCAATACCTGCTGCGTAGCAAAAGCAAATTCTTGACCAAGCTCGCGAATGGCTCCTGCGCCAGGAAGATTAACGCCTCCTAATGCACGACCAAAGCCGCCCATCCCGCCCATTCCTCCTGCGCCGCCACCACCTCCTCCAGGTGGCATGGCTCCGCCACCGCCAAACATACTGCTCCGAGCATTGATCGTCAATGGGCTTGATGGTCCCATCATTCCCGCACTTGGGAACATTCCCATCGACCCTCCTAGTCCACCGCCTCCCATTCGATAGGCCATGCCAGGAATATTTTGCTGCACTGCCACGCCAGGAGCATTGAAGACAGGTAGAGGTTGTCCACCTCCAATACCAAGTCCTCTGCGCTGCAGGAAAGCTTGGTTCAAAGCCCGATTCAATGCCTCTCCAGACATCCCCGTGGCAGCAGTTGGAACGCCTCCGAAGCCAATATCTGCAATTTGACGATGCGCCAATGCAGGATTAGCTGCTTGATTTGCTAAAGCAGCGGCCATTTGCCTATAGTTGCCAGAAATACCAACTGGAGAAAGCATTGACACACCAGGATTCACGAGTCCGCGACCGGTGAATAAAGAGCCGGCAGCGGCTCCTCCTGTCCCTAATGCTCCACGAGACTGAGCAAGCCTGCGCTCCAAAGCGCTCATAGGGCTAGTAGTGCCTCCTACGGGAGGCAATGCTTTTGTTGTGGCAGTCGCAGCTTGGGCAGACACTGCAACAATGCGACGAATGCCATCGCCAATTTGCCCCACCCACGGATCGGTAATATTTACAGTCTTGGTATAGTCCGAGAAATCTTTAGCAATTGCTTTCAATAATGGATCAAAAGCCTTTGCTCCTCCAAAGCCAGGGAGCCTAAATCCTTGCGGACCATATTGCTCTCTAAATGCGGCCTGTCTATTTGCTGCTCCAACAAGATCAGTTGTGAGCCTGCTTTCAGGCATCATTCGCAGCATGCGCTGTGCTGCGCGAGGATTTTCCGTAAGATTTGCAATGCGATCCAACATCTGGTTGAGGTTGGGCATTGAACGAGCAGCGCTCGTTTGAGCTTGTCCACGAATGGGACGAAGCTTCATTTGCAAGTCTTTAAGATTGTCAAAAACAGCATCTGCAATGCCATTGCTTTCTTCCACAAGCTTTTTAGCTTGCGCAACTAAATCTTTGCGACCACCAGTGGGGGTGCCACCAAGATCGCGGATAATTTTTTCAAGGCCTGCTGTGTTATAACCTCCCTTGCTTAATGATGCCTTTTCAAGGCGAGATAAAATTGCTTGTTTCGCAATATTTTCTTGGGCTTTCTGAATGCCAAATGCACGCCCAGAAAGACCTCCTCGCAGCACTTCTTCAATTTGAGATATTGCTTCTCGACCTTGCGCTACTCCGCCACCTCCACGAGTTGCCTTAAGTTTTCCGCTAAGCTCTCCAAGCTTTCGAGCGAGAGTGTCTGCTTTCGCTATTTCGGCAGATAAATTTGTTTCGACAGTTAGCCTGTAGTTTCTGCGTCGAATGTTAGCGCCAAGAGCATTAAGCTCATTCTGAACAGAGCGTCGATCAAACTGCACTCTTACGGGAAGATTATATCCAGCCGCAGCTTGCCCAAGTCCTGCTAATTGTTGCCTAAAAAATCCCAGGTCAAGACTTACCTTAAGCTTTAGTTCGGCGTCTTGAGCTGCCATTTTGATTTTCGCTTACTTTCCCTTCATTCTATAATCATTGCTCTTGGTTACGTCCAGCAAAAGCTTTCATCTCATCGGCAAGCAATGCAATAACGCGCCCGTCCATTCTTCTTGTCTTCATCAAGCGCTGTAAAACAATCAGGCTTGAGTCTGTCACGCCATCTTCTTTCTTAAGCTGTTTTGTATCAAACGGCAGGAAATCCTCAGGCTTCACTTTACTCTTTCTTCCCGCCATCATTCCTGCCGCCATAGTGCCAAGCTTGGCTACGGCAACACTCGCAACATTGTATTTTGCAATGTCATGACGATCAAGATATTTCAGTGCACGCTTCACGTCATCAAGCTTTTGGAGGCCAAAGTTTTTGGCGCTCCATCGCTCATCTTTGAAATCAGAAGCTGAGAGCCTGAAATAGATTTCGTTCCAATCTGTCAGACTCTTAAGCTGCTGCCTGGCCCGTGCTTCAAGCTTTTCTGCTACTGAGGAGAATTCCTCTTTACTGCTTTTTTTGCTTCTACAGCCTCCTGCGTCTCAGCATTTTGCTCTTCGGCAATAAACTCAACCACTTTTGCAATGGCTTTACGAGGGAGATTTTTAGTATCTTCAATCTCCCAGTCAGGAAGATCCTGCCATTCGCCATCAATGAAACCTTGACCACGAGAGCGAATGAACGCAGTGACCATGCGAGCATTGATAGCTTCCACCGACGATCCACTGGTGATCATGCTCAGCGTCTCCTCTGTGAACTCAGAAAGCAGCTCTGCTTCTGAAATGGAGCCGCCGCCCTGCAGCAGCGCAAAGGCCTCATCAAGAGGAATCTCACGCGAGGCAGCAATGCGCTTTGCGAGCTGAACGGCACGAATGGTAGCCTGACTTTGCAGCTTGCTGATCTCCTCCTGTTCAATGGATTCAGCAACAAGCCAACTGCCATATTTCTTCAGACGAATTTCGGGCAGCAGCTCGAAATAGCCTTCAGTCTTGGTTTGGACTAGGAAGCTGTATTTGCTCATGATCAAGAATGTTTAACAATGCGTTGAACACCTTCACTCGCTCATGGGAAGAACGAAATTCTGGTGGCACTTCAATGAGCATTGAATGATTGTCGTTGCTAATTCTAATGGTCGTTTCTCTGCAGGAAATAAGGCACAATATCCCCACTTCCAAAGCAGCGCCATCAACCAAGCAATTGATGGCATGCACTGTGTTGTCATTGCTCCACAGGTAATCAATTTTCATCTCAATGCAGTGCGAATACGCGCTCGAAGCTCTTTGCTTACATTACTGCCATTGAATAGATCTCGCTGCTGAAATATGTCCGTCCACGGTCGTGGAGTGAGATTAGTACTAAGTCCTTCGTGAACATACCAAGCGTATCCTCTTCCGCTATCGTTTTTGGCGTCCCAGTTCCATGAAGCAGTGACATCCATGCTGCCTCGGGAAATAGAGAAGCTGTCGCGACCACTTCTATAAAGCTCTCCTAAGTCAAAAATATTACGAGGACTTCCAACCGTTTCACCGTTTTTCCTTTCCGTCTCGCCATCGTACGACCATTTGTCTTCTAAAAACTGATCGCGAAAATAATCATTCACATCAAATTGCGTCCAAGTCTCAAAAGCTTTCGCAAGCTTTTGCTCCAGCTTTTGTGGATTAATGAATTCCCCGCCAACGATCGTTCCGCTCATGGTGCAATTAGATTGCGAAGAATTAAATCAGGCACTAAAAAGCGACACCGCTCATACGCGATGTCATCGCCCGGAAAATATCTTTGCGTGGTATCAGGGAATCTTCGCACCATTCTGTCCATCGCCAATGCAAGCGTATTGGAGTTTGGCGTGTATTGTACTAAAATAACTTCCCACACTTGCGTCACTTTCACAGTTCCTCCCAATGGAGAACTTGGCACAAGCTCGGGAAACTCCCGCATTGTTACTTCCAAGCCTTTCACTTTCCATTCCTTTGGCACGCTCTGCCTGCCCACTACATACACGGCGGGAATCGTTGAATTATTTGGCAGCGTATAAGTGCCAATCAAATTAGGCGATGCAGAAAGCAGCTCAGTAACAGTTTCGCGCAGTTGTGAAATGTTCATTAAAAAGCCTGTTCCCATAGGAACAGGCTAGCGAAGATTCAATAAAAGAATCAGGAATTAGGAGCAGTCGGAATGATGCTGCCAGTTTCAGAAGCGTTCTGGTGGATGCCAATGCGACCACGGCTGGTCAGATCAAACGTCACTTCCACGAGGTTATCAGCAGGATAGCTCTCGTTGTAGTTCATCACGCAAGCAACAAATGCCACGCGATCGTAGTAGTAAGTGTTGCCCGAAGCGCCAAGTTGCTTGTTGATTTCCACGTACACTTCGTGGTTCTTGTTGTAGCGGCTTTCGCTCACCACTTGGAAGGCTTCATCAAAGCTGTTCGGCAGGAACGTAGTGCCATCAACGTCCTTCTGGAAATAGGAAGTGATCGAGGCAGTAGCCTGGCTCGTAGTGATCACGCTATCAGCGAAACCGCCGCCACCTAGCAGGTAAAATTCCTGATTGCCATCGTTAAAGGCAACAGAGGCAGTGGTAGCTGCTTGCAGCGTGTAAAGAGTGGGGGCGCCGCTAACAGTGAAAGTAGCGCCACTTTGAGTGATGACAGGGCGAGCAGTGCCAGCAATGGAGCCC